ACTTGGTGTAGCGAAAGAGCTGGGCTACACGCTAGCCCGGCTTAATCGTGAGGTAACACTCGAAGAGTTGCTGATCTGGTCAAGTTACTTTGATCTACAGAACGAAGAACAGGATCGTAGACTGAAGCAACGCCGTAGGTAAATCGTGTCGGTTGTCGCCAACGTTGCTATTAACGTCGACAGCCGGCAGGCAGTTACCAAACTGCGGCAGGTTCAATCGCAGTCGCAAGCAACAGAGCGTGCTGTAGGTAATCTTGGCGCTGCCGTTGGCAAGCTTGCTGCTGCTCTTGGTGTTATCCAAGCAGCACGTTTTGTCTTTGTCAAAACAGCTGAGCTTGAAAGTCAAACACGCAGCCTTCAAGTATTAACAGGCAGTGCAGAAAAGGCTGGCCAGATCATTAAAGATCTGCAACGCCTTGGTGCTGTAACGCCATTTACAAGCTCCGAGCTGATTGATTCAGCAAAGCGCCTGCAGGCATTTGGCGTTGAGACCAACAAGGTTGTAGAAACAACGCGCAGGCTGGCAGATGTCAGCGGCGCAACAGGCGCTGAGCTGCAAGGCTTGGTGACTGCTTACGGGCAAGTACAAGCTAAAGGCAGGCTGCAAGGTGAAGAGCTGCTGCAGTTCCAAGAGCGTGGTGTTGCGCTGCAGCAAGAGCTGCGCAAGCAATACAACCTAAGCGGTGAAGAGTTTCAGGATGCACTGCAAAAAGGCAAGATCAGTGCCGAAGCTGTTGAGTTTGCAATTCAAAGCCTTACCAATGCAGGCGGCAAATACGCCAATGGTGCAATTGCCCAAAGCGACACATTAAATGGTCGATTTAGCACGTTGCAAGATGGCATTGAAGGTTTAGCCAGAACAATTGGCACGGCCCTGACGCCAGCAATTAAGGCGGTGCTCAATGAAGCGATATTTGCAATCAATACAATCAACCAACTGCTGAATACTGGCGCTAGGGCAAAATCGTTTGGGCTGGATCAACGTGGACGTCAACAAATACTTCGACAAGCCCAAGACGAAGCCAAGGCAATTGTTGAAGGCAGGCGTATCGCCAATCCTTTTGAGCGCAACCGCCAGTTTCAAGAAATCGCTGCACAAAGAGAACGCGATCTGATTGAAGCGTTTGGTATCCGCACTGGACAGGTCAAGCCGCAAGTCACTGCACCGCAAGGCCAACGTGCGCTACCTGCTCTTGGCGCCGGTACTGCAGGATCTGGACGCGGACGATCCGGCGGCGGCGGCGTTGACAAGGCAGCACGTGATGCTGAACGACTAGCGCAAGAAATTCAGCGTTCACTTGAGCTAGGTGACAGGCTTGGCACTGAGTTCTCGCGCCAAGTGTTGCTACTTGGCGAAGCAAATGAGATTGAGCAGAAGCGTCTGCAAATTCAGTTTGATTTTGAAGATCGCGCAAAGCAAATTGCAGAGCTTAAAAACACAGAGCAGCAAACCAACCTAAATCAACTCAACGCAGAAATTCAAAGGCTTGAGTTAATTGATTTGCAAACTGAAGCGCTTAAGAAGCAGGCAGAGGAAGCAGACAAGCTTTTTAAGAAGGCAATGGATAACGCCGAGTTTGGTGTTGCGGGGCAAGGCACAGTAGCTTCTGGATTGAGTGATGCTATTAGCCAACTCAAGCAAGATCTAAATCCCATCAAGCTTGCAACTGATTCGATTGTTGGCGGCGCAAATGCAATTGGCGATGCTTTTGGTACTGCATTCCAGGATATTGCAAGTGGCGCTAAATCAACGCAAGAAGCATTAGCAGATGCGTTTGAAAGCATTGGCAAGGCATTTATCAGCATGGCAGCTGAGATCATCGCTAAGCAGATGACGTTGATCATTTTGCAGACGATCTTTAACGCATTAAGTGGCGGCGGCGGCGCACTTGGCACGGCAAATAAAAACTTGTCAGGCGCTGGCGCCCTTAAGACTCCAATCCCAGGTCTTGCTGTGGGCGCTCGCGCCATGGGCGGTCCAGTTAGCGGCAACCAGCCTTATATCGTCGGCGAACGTGGTCCTGAGTTATTTGTGCCTGGTGTTAGCGGCAGTGTTGTATCCAATGCCGATACACGCGCTGCACTAGAACAGCAAACCGCAAATCGCCAAGGCAATGACACGCGGGCGATGCTAGAACAGCAAGCCACAAATCGCCAAATGAATGCAAGCGGTAGTGCGATGCAGCAAAAACCGATTGAAGTAAAATACGAATCGACTGTGATCAATAACACAGAATATGTCACTGCCGAACAACACCAGCGCGGCATGGCACAAGCTGCAGAACGCGGACGTGCGCTAACGCTCTCCGCACTGCAGAATTCCGTTAAGACACGCAAAAAGGTTGGTATGGCATGAGCAGCTTCGCCTTCGTCAACTATTCCCGCTTTCTGACCAGCGCAGGTGTTGCAACCGCCTACGCCTACCAGAACTTCTCGATCAACCAATCGCGCACATACGGCGGTGTGACCTACCAGTTCGCACCATTCGCCTACACGCTTGGCGCCGGCAGCAAAGGTGGTGACCGCAGTGATTCAAGGTTGGTGGCTGGCCTCGACCCAATCAGCGTCAACCTGTTTGCCGAAGCAGTGGAGGATCGCTATCTGCTGGAGGTTAAGACGGTATCACTGGATCCCGAGACCTTTGCTGATGACGCTTTGATCCGCACGGAGCTGTGGCGAGTTGCGCAATACGAAATGGACACTGAGCGCGTCATCTTGAACCTCTCCAGTCCGCTTGATGCCACTAAGGGCGATATCCCAAAGCGGCGCCTCACGACCAAGCTGGTGGGCGCATTGCCTAGCACCGGGAGCCTGGTAATCAGCTGATGGATTGGAAGCGCTGGATTGGGCTACCCCATGAGTTCGGTGCTGATCCTGAGGATGGCGAGGCGGCTGATTGCCTGCTGATGGTTTGGCGCATCCTCGACGATGCTGGTATCGATCACCCAGATTTCGATGCCTACTGGCTGGAGATGGCACGGCAAAAGCGCTGGGCTGAACTGGAAACTCTTTGGCGTGATGGCACGCTACAACTCGACAATCCTGAAGAGCACGCCGTCACGCTGTTCCGCAATGGACCTAACGGGTTAGGTGTCGGTATCGTTGTTGATGACGGGCTTTTGCTGGTGCATCACCGCCGTGGCGTGAGATGGGTACCTTTTGATTTCATGCCTGAACTTCGTTTTTATAGGTTCCGCTGATGCTGCCTTCTGATCGCTATCTCGCAGAACTGCTGGGGCTGACAGAGGAGCAGTTCCTCTATTTCAAGGCTGAGGTACAGCGGCGAGCAAAAGAGCAGCCAGAGCCGGCTGTGGTGGCTGGTGTTGAAACAATCATTGCACTTACTCTGACTGTTATCGGCATTGGTTTTCAGGTTGCAGCAAGCTTCCTCAAACCATCCGTTCCGACACAGCAAGGCGGCGGCGGGCGGCCAGCACAACTGCAGGCTCGCGCCCGTGGTGATGCACCGATCACCAACAACCAGCGCTACACCCCGCGTTACGGCTTCGACAGCACGCAAGACATCACCACGCTGGGCAGCACCATCCCGCTGGTGTATGCGCTGCGTGAAGCGATCAGCGGCACCACCTACGGCGGTGTGCGTGTCTCCACCCCAATGCTGTGGAGCCAGATCTATAGCCTCGGCGGCAGCCAACTGCTGCGTGCGATCTTCCTCGTCGGTGAGGGGCCGATCGGCGGCATTGACCTGAAAAACTTTGCAGCAGGCGGCAACACGCTGGCCAGCTACGACTTCGGTAATAGCACTGCTAATAGTGCCGGCAGTCGGCTCACCGTCTATGGCCGCGTGGATGGCGGCCTGACTACCAGGATCGCGTCAGGTGATCGGATCTTTGGTCGTGCTGCTGCGAGCGATGTGGGGAATGCCCAGAACGATGGTGGCTCCGATGTGTTCATGGTGCGCCGTGGCAGCAGCTGGGCAGCAGACTTTTGTAGCGCCACCAGACCAAGCAATCAGACGGTCTTCGGCGTTTACACGCTGATCGGCAATGACCTTGGCTTCAAGGTCAACCCGGTGATCAGGCCGCGCGTGCAAGCGCAGCTGGTGCCAGAGGGCGACGATGGTGATGCGCAGGTGAAGTGCAAAATCGACGACGTGGCTTGGGCACAACGCCAGAAGGCACGCACTTATTTTTCAAGCCGCAGTGGTTTAGTAAGTGGCAGCGTCGGCAGCGTCGGCAGCACAATCACTTACAAGCTGTATCCCAGCAGCGACAAAGACACCGAATTTAGCAGGGATTTGCGCACGCTAACCAATACTGCGGCGTGGAGCATTAGCAAAGAGCAAATCACACGCGATGGTGCGGCGGGTTACAACAAGCCAGCAAGTGAAAGCAGCAGAGCCAAGTGGGTTTACAAATACGATGACGAAACCACTTATGACCTACGCAGCAGGCTAAGCGTTACAGTAAACAGCGTTACAGTTACGGATGGCAAGGGTACGCTAAATGCTACTTTTACATTTAACACAACTGGGCTTGGTGTTTACGACGATACCGACAACCTTGATACGCAAGCCGAGGTTTTAAAGGCCAGTAAGTTTCGCGTTACTTTTACCAATCCAGCCATCACTGACGATGATGATGAGGCAGTGTGCAAGTATACGGTCAAGATCCGTATGCGCCATAAGTCTAAGCAGAAGCTTAAACGTGTAACGCTTAGTGGTATCAGCCTTAGTACCACCACAACAGATATTGATGGCGTAACTGTCGTCACTGGTGTAAGCGCTAGCGGCGGTGGTGGTGATGTAGACATTGACGCTGACAACACTAATGATCCAATTGTGTTTCGGATGCCCGATGGCACCAGCGTGACAGGTGATGGCAGCGTTACGGTTACCAAAAACATTAAATTTGACGCGTCACAAATTCACATCGAAAAGTGCGCAGATGTAGCTGGCACCGTGGCTGGCCGGCAGAAAACCTGGGACGATGCAATCATCCCCGGCGAGCTTTATAAGGTCGGTTCTGCACTTGCAATTTGCACTAGCCGCACGGATGATGTATTTGTTTCAGAAGCTGACCTATCTAGCGGCAGTGGCAATGAAATCAC